GCCTCTTGAATAGTGGCTATTTTCATAATATCCTCCTCAGGATGGTTAATCTAGTTTAAGGCTATTCTAGGAACCATATTAAGACTATAGATTTCTTAATTCTGGGAACATACTGAGGCGTCTATATGCTTCAGTATGACAAGAGTACATATATTGAGTGTTACCCCATCTGTACTCTCTGCATCTACTTAGCTCTTTTTCAAGAGCATCTTTACTCACTAAAATCTTTTTTCCTGTTCGATTATAGTTATAATCGATTTCAGGTATAAATACCTTTCTCATTATATCCTCCTCAGGATTATTACTCTAGTTTAAGGCTATTCTAGGAACCATATTAAAATTACTACTAACCAAAAAAGTAATGAATATGCATACCTCTACAGTCCTCAATACTGACCATGAGATCAGGATTAAGCGACTTTTGTCTAGCACCTTTTCTCTTTAGCATATCTAGATTTTTAGACATGGCAACTATTGTACCATTGACTATAAGTCTAAATCTTATGTCTCTTTTCATAATATTCTCCTCAAGATAGTTACTCTGGTTTATAGCTATAACAGGAACTATTTTAATAACTCTAATTAACACCATAGAACCCTACTTATAGGGTTCTAGCTATTAACCAATTATTTTATTTAACCAATTAATAAGTTTAAATAACTTTTTTCCATTGAATACAGGAGAAATTTCTCCTGCTAGATAAAATATTGCATTTTCTCCATTATATACAATATTAAAATCTAAATCGGTTAAATATTCTCTAATTAACTTAACTGCATGGTCACTAACTTCTTCATAATTTAATGAAGAATTATTTTCCATCAAACTACCCATAAATAGGGCATCTAAAAGTTGTAACTCTACAACTAAATCTTTTAATCTATTAAGTACAGCATCAGTACTATGCACTTTTGGTGACATTTTATCCTCCTCAGGATAGTTACTCTATTTTAAAGCTATAATAGGAACTATATATAGCGGGTACCATGTATTTATATTTGCAACATACATGCCAAGCCCTCGCAGCCCCCGTAAACGCCCAGGAATTTTCGTTTATCTTTTCCCTAAATTAGTACTGCCAAAGGCCATAGACAGTCAAAACATTCATACTAATTATAATTTTCGGACAAAGGAGCTATCTTATGTATTTAATAACACCAAACATTATTCGAGCTTTAAAGAAATGTAAGCAAAATACAATTTTTATCGAAGATCTTGTGGACCCGTTAGCACGCAAAGAACTTAATGAAATATTAAACACAACTACTACTAAAGAAGAAGAATTTTCAATTAAAAAAGAATTTAAAAGTACATATAATATAGTAAAAGAAAATTTAGCTTCAAATCCGGAAGATACACAAGTGCTAAATACAGCACAAAGATTTCTTAAATTTATGCTAGATAATGAGCTAAAAATAAACGGCATTGACGCAGTCAAAAACTTTAAAGAGGCAGTCTTTAACGTGTTAGATGATGAAGACCCTAAGTTAAAAGACAGAGTCATAGCCAAATTTAATAGTTTGGTGGAAGTATAAAGTATGTTTTCTAATAATGTCTATCTTGAAGCCTTTGTTTCAGAGTTAAATGCCAGATATGGATTCAAAGATAGTGAATTAACGACAGCAGGTTGGGTCTGTAAGCAAACTAAATTAAAATCTTCACCATATAGTTTCAAAGACCATGAATTTCAAGAAAAAATAATGAATGATGAAAATCAAAATGTAATAGTAAAGAAATGTGCTCAAGTAGGATTATCAGAAGTTATGGTAAGGGCAATATTAGCATTTCTTGCTAGAAATCAATCATTAACAGCCATATTAACCCAACCATCAAGAAAAAATGCCTTAGATTTTTCAACAACACGAGTAGATGATATTATAAAAGAATCAAAACTCCTTAATTCAATGCTAGATACTCATGTTGATAGTAAAGAACTTAAAAAGATAGGTAAATCTTATCTATATATAAAAGGAACAATTGGAGCTAAAGCAGCAATTTCGGTTCCAGCAGACATGCTAATTCATGATGAATTGGACTTTTCAGATCTAGATATAATTAATAAATATAGTTCTAGGGTTCAACATAGTAAATACAAGCTATTTCGTAAGTTCTCAACACCAACTATTCCAAAATTTGGTATATCTAAAGAGTTTGCTATATCTAATCAACAATTTTATATGAAAAAATGTCCACATTGTGGAAAATATAACGAAACTAGTCAGTCATTTTTTAATGATGTAATAATAACTAATCCTAAGTATAAAGATAGGCCATTAAAAACAATAACTCATGATGATCTTGCTTATATTAAACCTGATGAAGTTCAATACATTTGCCAAGGTTGTCATAGATCAGTGGCCTATCATGAATATACAAAAAGAGAATGGGTAGCCAAGTATGAAGGCAGGGCTATATCAGGTTATCAAGTAACTCCATTTGATACCGCTTTCCAAACACCATATAACTTACTCAAAGGTATGAATGACTATACGCGCTATGCTGATTTTGTGAATTTTGCTTTAGGCTTAGATTTTGTTGATACAGATATGATATTTGATTTAAATAGGCTAGAACCAGTAGAATTAGATCCAAAAAACGCATTTGGCTTATGCCTAGGCATTGACTTTGGTAAAGTATGTTGGCTAACTATGGGAAGGATTAATCCAGATGGAACTATGTCTTTGTTTAAGGCTGAGCCTTGGACAGAAGATCAAATCAAAGCTAAAGTAGATGAGTATCAAAAGAAATATTTTATCAATACTCTAGTATGTGATGCTTTGCCGCAAACTAAACTCTCCAAAGATATATGTGAGCTATTTGATGGACCTGGCTATACCTGTTATTACTCTGATTCTCAAAAAGATCTCTATAATATCAAGGCTAATGAGGTTGATCTTACTGTTAATAGGACACAACTATTTGATCGTGTTCTTGGGCTGGATAAATTAGTAATAGATAAGAAAATTGATCAAAAGCTATTAGAAAATCATTTATGTGGTATGGTTAAACAAAGGGATAAAGATGATGAACATAAGTTTCGTTATGTTAAGGTAGATGAAGACCACTTATTACATAGCTTAGGCTATTTACATATAGCCTGTACAATTTTAATAAATCTTGAAGGTCATATAGCACCTATAACCTTAGATAGTGCTACTATGGACAATCATAGCTAAAATCAATAATATAATCAATAAGTATTGATTATAGAACTAAGGAAATAACGTGGCAATAGGAAATTTTTTTTCAAGCTTATTTAAAGGGGTAAAACCGTCTACTAAACCAAAAACTCAATGGTCTACTCATTCAGAAGGTGATGCTGTAACTCCTGAGTCTTTTTCTCAATATCAAGATGTTGGCCAAGTAAGATCCTTAGGTTCTGATTCTTTTGATATTATTAAAGAGCTACATAGATATGACCCTGATGCTGCCAATGCTCTATGGGCTATGTTGAGATTTGCCAATACTAAATTACACATAATCTATAAAGATGAAAAAGGTGAGTTTGATGCTGATAAATCTAGGCAATTTGTTACTGATCTTAAGGCCATTTGGCTATTTTCAGTAAATAATCCAACACCAGAAGAATTGGCTGATGCTATTAGGCGACAGTTATTCTTATATGGTGGAGTTGGAGCTGAAGTAATATTAGACCCTAATAAAAATCCTACAAGTTATGTTCTTGTTAGAAATAAAGATATTCTTTGGAAATTAAAGGGTGGCCGATATGTACCTTATCAGAAAAAATCTGGTGGAGGAACTGGGGAGATTAATTTAGATATACCAACATTTTTCTTTCAAGATTTAGATAAAGACCCTAATTATGCTGCAGCTGAATCACCTTTATTAACAGCTGTTCAGGCTATTACTTTTAAACAGCAAGTTATAGCTGATATTCAAAGAGTAGTTAAAAAAGCTGGTTATCCAAGATTAAAAGTTACTGTTCTTGAAGAGGTAATGAGAAAAAATGCTCCAAGATCAGTTAAAACTGATGAGGCAGAATTAGCTAAATGGCTAAAAGATCAAAAGAAAAATTTAGCTAAAGAATTAAGTAAAGTAAAGCCAGAAGATGCTTTGATAGTTTTTGATAGCATTGAAATAGGCTATCTTGAAACTAAAATGAGTTCTGTAGATTTTAGGCCGATTATAGAGATATTAGATGGACAAGTAGTATCAGCTCTTAAATCTTTACCTAGTATTTTAGGTAAAGGTAAGGGAGGTTCTCAAAATATAGCTTCAATGGAGGCAATGGTTTATATTAATACCCCAACGTATTTACAAAGAAAGGCTGAAAAAATATTATCCCAAATGCTAACAATGAGTGCTAGATTAATGGGATATAAAGGTTATATAGAATGTAAGCATGAGCCGATTAACTTAAGACCAGAATTAGAATTAGAGCCTCAAAAATTAGCTAAACAAAACAGAATTTTACAGCTACAATCTTTTGGGCATATTACTGATAGTGAAGCTGCATTACTTTTAGGTATAGATCATTTACCAGATAGTCCTTTATCAGGTACAGATTTTTTACAAAGTAATCCAAGTACAAGTACAGAGAATATATCTCCTAATGCAGATCCATTAGGCAGAAGTATTACAGGTGGTGATGGCGCGGGTGATACTCGTGGCTCAAGTAGTTCAAGTTAAATAAATAGGAGATTAGAATGAGAATTAAACCAACAGAGGGTTCTTATCGTAAGGCTGCAGTTCTTATAGATACGAAGCCTACAACAAGAATAACTAAGTTTAAGCAAAATGCTTTAGGTCAAGTAGCAGCTACTATTAATGATAAATCTTTACCATTGATGTTAAATCATAATACAGAAGCTTTTCCATCAGGTAGATGGTATGAAGCTAAAGTAAATGAACAAAATCAAGTAATTGCTAAATTTTTTATTCCTCAAGAGGTTAATGAATTTAGTACTATAAAATCTAGAATTGAGACAAAGTTACTTGATTCAGTATCTTTAGGTTTTTCAGCTAAAACTCATGAATGTTCAATTTGTGGTAATGATATAAACGACTATGAAAATTGTCCTCATATACCAGGAAAAGAATATGAAGGAGAGACTTGTTATGTTATGTTAGATGATATAACTGCTAGTGAAGCTAGTCTTGTGTATTCTGGGGCAGTTCCAGATGCTAAGATTAAAGATGGAGAGGCTAGTCAATATGCAGCTTGTGATTGTAAGAAAGACTTCTGTGATAAGTTTTCTTTTGAAGAAGGTAAGTTAGAGATAGTCACGAATGGCGAAATTTTGCAAGATACAACACAAAATAACGGTGAAGGAACTTCAATGGAATTACAAGAAAAATTCAATAGTTTGCAAGATAACTATAATGATATGGCAGTTAAGTTCTCTAACCTCAATAAAGAAAAGCTTGACTTAGAGGGTGAAGTAAAGACATTGAGGGAAGAAAATAAGACATATGCTAATCTAGAAGCGGAAAGAAATGAGGCCGTGGCTCTTAAAGATAGTATCTATAGCACTTTTAAAGATACAGTTGAGGCACTAGCAGCCCCTTTTGAGAATACATATAAAGCTCCAGAAGCTTTTGAGGATTTGAAAAAAGATTTTGAGACTTATATGGAAAAGACTAAAGCTTTACCAGCAGGTAGGGTCTCAGAAAATGGTGAAGATGAGAAAATAGCTTTCTCAATAGATGATAAAATTTTTAGGAGTAGATAATGGCATACCCAACTTTAAGACTTGACGGTCAATATACATTAAAAAGAGTTTTAACTCTTCCAAATAACATAGGAACACCTTTAACTATAGATGATATAGGTTCATTAGTTTCTCTTGATAGCACTGGAGCAGTAGTTTCAGCTGTAGCAGATGCTGGTTTTTTTGGTATTTTAAGAACAGTTTCTAGTGATGGTTTTGTTACTGTTGATTTTTCTGGAGTCCATAAGCTTACAGCATCAGCAGCAGTAGTTCCAGGAGATAGGTTGATACCTACAGGTACAGCAGGAAAAGTAGTTACAGTAACTACACAAACACCAACAACAGCATTGGTTGCATTAGATGCAGCAGCAGCAGATGGCGATGAAGTTTCTGCTTTCTTCTTAATTTAAAGGATATTAGATGAGTAAAAGTTTAAAACTTGATTTAGGTCAAGATGTAGTAAGTGATGCTTCAAAAGTGAAGCTTAGTAAAGATATGTATAAATTGGCTGCAGACCAAAAAATATCTTTTTCTCAGTTGTTAAATAGAATTAACCCAAGTAAAGAAGGTGAAACACTAGATGCTTTTGAAAGACAGTTAAAAAGATTTGGTATTGTTACTCATAATGATGCTAAAAATGGTATTTATGCTTCTACTATTGAAGAAGCTTTAAATGCTATTCCTTTAGAGCAATATAGTAATCAGCCTTTACAAACAGGAGTTCCAGAGTCTAAGATTTTATTTCCAGAGCTAATTTCAAGAACAGCTAGAATGTCTTTGTTAAAAGATCAAGATTATAATGTAGATGATTTGCTATCAACAACTAGAGTTATAGCTCAAAGCTCTTATAAAGAACTTTGGATAGATATGGTTCCAGGTGAGCAAACACAACTTGATACAGCTAAATATGCTATGGGTAGAACAGGTGAATTTGGTACATTTCCTAGAGTTCAAATCGGTTGGTCTGAAACTGCCAAAGGAATGTATAAAAGAGGTATCCAAATAGATATGTCTTATGAATTCCAAAGAGAAGCTACTCTAGATATAATGAGTATAGTTATTGATAGAATTATGCTATCACAAAGATCTGATTTGTTTAAAAAAGCAATCCAAAAAGCTATCACAGGTACAACAGCAGTAAATGCTTCTACTTTAGATACTTCATTAACACAAGGTAGCCATGAACTAAGTTATACAGCTTGGTTAAAATGGACAGCAAGTTTTGCACCTTATGCACCAACAACTTACTATTGTAGTATAGATACTGCATTGAAAGTAATTATGATGAGTAAGCCAAATGTTGATCCAGTAGCTATGATGGCTGCATTGAATCAAGGACCTGTAACACAAAATATTGAGGTATCTCGTGGTTTATGGAAAAATGTAACTATCTTCCCATTTACAGATACTACAATTCCAGAAGACTATATTCTTACTTTAGATAAGAGATATGCTCTTGAGCGTGTTATTCAAGCTGGAACTGATTTACAAGAAACAGAAAAAATAATCACTCAACAGTTTACAAGTGTTACTATTAGTATTACAGATGAAATTTCAAGAATTTTCTCTGATGCTACTATGATGCTTTATATAGACTAATAAGGGTTTATTATGAGAGTCAAAGTTAAAAATCCAAGGGTAGTAGTTTACTGCCCTCAACAAGCTAAAGTAGTTTCTGGAAAAGAACCAGTAGAAGTAGTTTATACTCAAGTTATTAGAGATGCACTTAGAGATGGCCTTATTACTGAAGTAGAAAAGACTAAAGCTGAGTTAGCTAAAGAAGCAGCAGAAGCTAAAGCTAAAAAAGAGGCTGATGAAAAAATAGCAGCTGAAAAATTAGCTAAAGAAGAAGAGGCTAAAAAAGCTGAAATTGCAAGATTAACTAGAGAAGCTGAAGAAAATGCTAAAAGACAAAAAGAAGCTGATGAAGCTAAAAAAGTAGCAAAGAAAAATGTTAACTAACGACTATATAAGGGGGCTCTGTGGTTTAACAGCTGCAGAACTACCCGATAGTATTCTAGATGATACTAAAATAAAACAAAAAGTTGAGCTATTAAGAGAAACTGTATTTGATAATATAGTAGATTTAAATGATGAACAGCCTACTCAAGAGGCTTTTGATCAGTTAGATTACATGGGCTATAAGGCTATTGCTCTCTTAAAAAATGCGATTCAATTTTCAGTACCTCAAAAGATTAAAGATAATTTTAATGAATTTACCCGATTTGGAACTATAACAGACTTATTCAACTATGCCGAAGCCTATGTAGCTAACGTAGAAACATCTACAACACCTGATGCAGAATTATTTACAATAGTTACCCCTGATACAGATCCTGTAACCGAAGAAGGTTAAATTATGGATATAAGAAATGTTAGGGCTAGATTTCAACATAAAGTTGATTTTTTTATTGCTAATTATGCATCTGAAAATAAATTTCAAATGCTTTATAGCTTGCAGCAGGATTCTACAAAAATGCGATATATACATTTATATATTACATCAAATACAGATCCGAAGTTAGAAGGTAAGCATATAAATATTAAGAACCAAGATTATTTAGTTTATAAAACAATTAATGAACCCTTTAGTTTTAATGAATGGACATATAGGCTACTTATACTATCTGAAAAGATAGAATTAAGACAAGTAATGGCAGAAGATAATGTTATTGGAGGTTCAAAAATAGTCTTAACTGATGGGGATAATTTTAAAATAGATGGAGATGATTTAAAAGTTATTAATGGGACTTATTTAGCTTTTTTACAAGACAGAATATCTAGTGAAGAAGGAGTTCAACCAATGGTATCTTCAGAATTACATTTTCTTTTACCTTTATCAGAGCCTATAGATCCTTCTAAAAATTATGATATTTTATATAAAGGAGTTAGACATAAGTTAAAGAATATTTCTATTTCTTTTGGAGCATGGCTATTAAAGGTTACTAGGGAGATATAATGGCAACACAATTAGATGCTACTACTAGTTTATACTATTTATTTAATGAGTTTATAACTTATCTTAAAGCTAATGCTGATTTGCCTAAGTTCTCTTTTGCAAGTACTACCTCAATTGAGGCTACTTCAGCATTATTAGATACAAGTTCAGATAAATTAATAGTTATGCAGAATAAATTAGAAATAAAAAATAGGTTTACTACAATAGTTTATAATATTATACCTTCTTTTTCTAAAGCTAAAGATTTGAATGCTTTATTAACAGCTAAAGTATTTTCGGCTTTTGAAGAAAAGTATAAAAGATACTCATCTATAGTAGTATATGAAAGTCAAGGTTTAGAGTCTGCAGCAACAACCTTTATTGATACTGGTTGTAAGTTAATAATAAGCAATATAGAACAGGAAATACTAGGTGCTGGTCAATTCAAGAATAACTTTAATTCTTTGAAGGTCACTTTTATAGGCTATCTAGACTAGCAAATAATACTATAAATTATAGTAAAATAAAATAAAGGAAAAAACATGGCAAATACAGCAAAAACTCAAGAGTTTTTTATTGGAGATTTAGACATTCGTGTATCAAATGATCTAACTAAAGCAGGAAAGTTGGGACCAGAAGATACTATTGGTCTTTTACAAGATGCAAAAGTAACTATGACTACAAATCAAGCTAAATTACAATCAGGTTTTCCACAAAAAACCTATGCTACAGCAGTTACATCTAGAGATATGACTATTGAAGGTAATTTGAATGAATACAGCATTAGTAACCTTGCACTAATTTATGGTGATAATGAAGCTCTTTCAACAGCTGAAACAGACACAGCAGCAAGTACAACTTGTGGAACAGCTTATGATGTAGCTACTCCTAGTACAGATTTATCTGTTGTAGATGCCTCAGGACTAGCTGCTGATGACACAGTTTATATTTATGACCCAAATGAGCCATCAGATGTTATGGTAATGGAAATAGCTTCAATTGTTACAAATACTGTAACTTTTACTTTAAATATACCAAGAAGTGTTGAAATTGGCTGGGTAGTAGCTAAAGTTGTGTCAGTTAAATTAGGTTCTTCTGATAATATTCCACCATTAACTATTCAAGTTGTAGGTGTTATGCCTCTTGATAATAGTCCTTTTGTATATGATATATGGAAAGGAACTATTTCTGGTACAGCTGAAGTAGCTTCTTCAACTGATAACTTTGGTGCATTAGCCTTTAATGTTGAGCCTCTACAACCAACAGCTATTGATATCTCAAGTGGTAAGTTTGGTTCAGATGCAGTAACTAAAGCTTTAATTCAAAAATTCCCTATGGGAAGAATGTCTAAAAAGTTGACAGTTTAAATAATCTAAGCCATGGAAACATGGCTTAGTCATTAGTAAGGGTCGGTGGCTCCCCGGCTCTTACTAATGACTAAGGAGCCTAAAATGAAAAAAATTACTTGGGGATTACATAAAGAATTATTTGCTATACTTACAAAAGAAGATAATTTTTCACAGCTTTTTTATAATACAGCTGTAGCTGAAGAAGTTATAAAAATCTATACAGCAGAAAGAAATGAGCTAGGTGAAATAGTAAAAACTATAGATATAAATTCTTTATCTTTTGAAGAAGTAGAAACAATATTGAATTTTATTAATGATTATTTTACAGATTTTTTTTTCCGCAATCAACAGAGAGCTCTGGCTCTGGACAAGAAGATGCAGGAGACAGTTTTGAAATAATAAAAACTATAAGTTCTTTAGAAATTGAAGAACTATTTTTATGGCTATATAATTTTGAAATGGTTAGCTATTTAAAAGCATCATATATTCTCACAAGAAAACAACTACTATCAGCCTCTGAATTAAAATTGAAGATTACCAATTCCAAGCAATATGATATGTTTAAAATAATAGCAACAGCTTTTGGTAATAAAATTTCTGAAGGTGAAAAAGCCAGAAGAGAATTACCTAAAGCAGGCTTTAATACATTTGAAGCATTTCTAAGTGGAGGAAGATAATGAATGGTGAAGATTTAACCCCAGAAGAATTAAATACATTATTAAATACAATAGCTACAGAGGCTATAAAAGAAGTTAAAGAAAAACCTACAGAGTATGAACAAAGAACAGCTTTTAAACCTACAAAAGTTAAAGCCTCTGGTCCAGAGGTTAAAAAGGCCACATTAGAAGCTATTAAAAGTATTAAAGCAAGTAAAAAAGTACTTAATTCCACTTTAAATATTAAAGATACATTAAAAGGCATGGATATCAAAAATGCTTTTGATAATATGTCAATGAATTTTATTGCTCATTATTTAAAAAATCCAGAGGAGTCTTTTGAGCATTCATGGAATACTTTTAAAAAGACACAAAGATTATCTCCTTCGGAAGCTAGAGCAATCAATAATAATTTAAAACCTAGAATTAAACATATGTTTGATCAGCTAGATTTATCTAACCCTAAATATGAGATAAAAACTTTAAAGGCTAGAGTAGGAAACAGTTATAATCTTTCTGGAGCGCCTACAGGAACACATAAAGTTAAAAATAAGGTACTTTTTGATAAGAGTAAAGGCACAGTAGTAATACCTACAACTATAGATTTAGGTATGAATAAAGAAAATGATCTGATTTATTCTTTATATGATATGTTTAGAGGTCAAAATAAATTTCAATTTGTTGGACCAAAGAAAAAACTAACTACTTATAGAGTAAAACAAGATGAAAGAGGTAGAGTAGGCTATAAAGAAAAAGAACAAGTAACACCTTTCGGTAACTTAGGAATGTCTTTTTCTAACTATTCACCTATTTGGAGAAATATAAATAAAACTCTAAATGGAGTAATTAATCCAGAAAGAAAGATACTTTTAAAAGATACTCTAAGAAAATATTATTTTACTCAATCTAAACTTAAAGCAGATGCTAAAGTTCAAGCTATAGCCATAGCTAATAAATTAACTGAAGGTATGGATTATTCTCAAGCTTTAAAAAGGTTTAAAAATACTACTGTAGGAGATTTAAAGCATATTAATCATTTTGTTAAAGACTTAGGAGGAGACTCTTTAAGCGTATATGAATTAGATGACAAAACAACTTTAGATAAGTTTTTTGGTAGAAAAACTCTATATCAAATAGCAAAGAAAAGAACAGAAGAAACACGTAAAGCCAGACAAGCTTCTTTTTACTCTTTATTTAAAGAAGTTCATTCTTTAACAGATAAAAAAAGAGATAATTTTAAAAGTTATGAAAAAGAAATAAAAAGAACTCTTACTAAAAGTGGTAGACCTACAGAAGAAACTTTTAAAACTTTAACTAGAATGAGGGCCACTTTAAAAGATAAAAATACTATAAAAGATTATAAGCTTAACAATACTCAAGCTTTAAATATGGGACTATCTATTAAAGATATAAGTGTTTTAAGAGATCCTAAAAAATTAAGTCAAGCAGCTAAAGTTATGTTATCAAAAGGTATTCCAGAGAGTTATAAAGGAATGATTGCTGAGAATATGATAAATACTCAAGGTAATACAAGAAAAGATTTTTTAACTCAAGTAATTAGACATACTTTAAATGGTACTTACTCAGAAGCAAAGGCTACTAAAGCTCTTAGATTTATAGGAGAAAATTTAGATCCAAAGACTTATAAACTTATTCAAGATGATAAGTTACTTACTTTAAGTAACTCTTTATCAAGACTTATGGAAAGATCTGATACTTCTTCAGTTAAGCAAATGA